GGTTGGCAAGATTATGGAACCTATTGGGTATTAGCAGGTACAAGAGTTCATCCTGATTATAGGCGTGGTGGCTCTAAAGGTTTTTCAGGAATTAGTAGAAAACTACAGAATGAAAAAATGGATAAGATGGCTTCTAAGCCCGGAATAGGTTTAATCAATAATACTACATTAGGAGGCACTGCTTGGGCTGATTCTTTCAAGAGAAAATTTTGGGTAACAAACCCAGATAACTTAGAAAGTTACTATGACTTTATACCAAAGAAGGTCGTGGATGAACATGCAGAAATGGCGGCAAGTAAAGGGCAGGATTTTGTTATTTATTTACCTGTACCAATGGCAAAGAAATGGAATAAAATTAACGCATCATTAAGGAGAGAGAAATAATGGAATTAGAAGAATTAAACTTTGCTCATCAGATGGATATGCAAATGTCAAAAGATTCATTTCCTTATTTCTTTCAAAATGTATTAGGTATGATGTATCCTGCCTATATGCAAGAATGGCTAGATACTATGTCAAACACAGATAGAACCGTAATAGTCTGTAGTCGTGACCACGGAAAATCTGTATTTATGCATTCATGGGTAGTATGGAATTTAGTCTTCCAAGAACCACCATATCAGATGCTATACATTTCATCGAACCAAAAGCAGACTCTTGTTCACATGAGAGAGATAGATAGATATTTTAATTTACCACAGTTAAAAAAGTTTAGACCAACAAGAGGATGGGCTATTGGAAACATAACATTAACGAATGGCAACTCAATTCTTGAAAGGTCAGTAGGTTCACAGATTCGTGGTCTTCACCCGCAAGAAATTATTATTGATGACCCTTTGAAAGAGTTTAGTTTAACTGGTATTCAAAGAGTTACTGATTGGTTCTTCGGAGATATGATTCCTACACTTCACCACACTGCTAATCTTAGAATGATAGGGACTCCTTTTACTTATACTGATATTTTCTCACAACTAGAAGAAAACGAAGCCTATACAGTTAGAAAATATCCCTGTTTAGATTCAATGAATGAACCCTTATGGCCTGAAAGATGGGATTTTGATGCTCTGATGCAAAGGAAGGCAGAAATTGGTTCATTAAAGTTTACTAGGGAGTATCTATGTATACCAGTTTCAACAGGAACAGCACTTTTTGGACAAGAACACTTAGAAAATGCAAAAAATAGAGATTTAATTCTTAAATTAGGTCACAGAAAAGATAAAGGATACAAATATTATGTAGGTGTTGACCCTGCTATCTCTACAGACGGCGATTATAACGTAATTATGGTTTTAGAAGTAGATGATGAGAAAAATAAAAGCATTGTTCATGTAGATAGAAGTAAAAATGTTCAATTTAGAGAAAATATTGATAAATTACGTCTAATTGGTCAAGTGTTTGAGCCGGAAGTCATACTTTACGAAACAAATACATTCGCAAAGGCGTTTACACAAGAGTTAAGGGCTGTATCCGACTTAAATGTAAGGGATTTTGATACAACCCGTAGAAAGAAGCAAGAAATTATATTAAATCTACAAATGAACTTTGAAAACAACAAATTACATCTTCCGTATGGAGATAATAACAGCAGAAAGATGACTCAAGCACTATTAGAAGAATTATCTATGTTCTCAATTACTCAATCTGGTAAGTTTGAGGGAGTCGGTGCGCATGACGACTTGGTTATGGGCCTAGCCTTAGCAAATGCGGCCTCACAAACGCCGACAGAAGCGTTTATGCTCCTCGATGACATGGAACTATTCGATGAGCCTGAAACGCCTCTATTTGAGCAAAATACGGGAATGATAGGTTTAAATTTTTAGGTCGGGTGTAAAAGATGACAAATGAATCAGATTTAGAAGAAGAACAGGCTGATGAATTAGAAGCACAATCAAAAATTATGCGTGAAAAGGCTAAGTTAACTGAACAAATGGAAAACTTAACTGATGGCATGAAAAACGCAAGTTGGTTAGAAAACAAACCAATAAGAAGCCATGATGATATAACAAAAGATTATGCAGAAGAGTTTGGAATGAATTTAACAGATGCTAAAAAGGCATTAGATGTTTATCCTCAGGCATATGAGATTCAGGGTAATAGTATTCCTATGGTAGTTAAAGAAATGAGAAATTATCGAAGGACATTAAAAGGAGAACCAAAAATTAAATTTACGAAGGCTATTGATAATCTAATTGATGGTTATTCTGATTATCTTAACAAATGTATAGAATCTATTTATTGGGTAAAGAAATATAAGGTTCCTTTACAAAGTATGACTTGTTCTGAAAGCGATTTACTAAAACTAAGTAAAATAAGTGAAGAAGATACTAGAAGAAGAGTAGTGGATTCGCTTTGTAAAAATTGGGAAGCAAATTTAGATATGAAAGAACTTTCATTTGGTAAAGAGTATGCTTCTAATCTAAAGAAAGCAACAGAAGCCAAAAAAGAATTTAAAGCAATTCTAAAGGAAACCTCTATAAACCCTAGCCCCAAGTCAGTCTTGAAGAGTGAAATCTTAAAAGCAGTTTGTAATAATCCGGGTATTTCTGCAAGAGAAATTCATGATTCTTTAGAAAAGAATCTATACGATAAAACTTCTACTGCAATAATTGCTAAACTAGCAAAGGAAGAAAATATAACTGGGGTCAATGGTGCTTATTATAAATTTAATGATGAAATAAAAAAGAATATATGGGCATACACAGCAGCATTCATAGACTCTGATGGATATATTACAATGGACAAAAATCATAATCCAAGAGTAGGTTTAGTTGCGACAGGAGATAGAGGAAAAGCATTTATGATGGAAATGTATAAATCATTAGGAAGCATTGGAAGATTACATTTAGACCAAAAGTCACCACAAGACACTAGACCTGTTAACAGATTAAATTTCTATTCTGGAAAAGATATTACTAAACTATTAAAAAATTGTTTACCACACTTTAGAATGAAAGGGCCAAATGCAAAAGTTTTGCTAGAACTAATTAAAATAAAGAAAGAGAATAAAAAAGCAGATTGGTACAAAGACAGAAAAGATGAGTTATTTAAACTTATGAAATATCACAATCACAAAGACAACACTAATTTCAATTGGAATGAATGGGACATTGATATAGATGGGATTAGTAAGTTGGAAGCAAATTCAAAAATGGATGTATGATAAATGGTAGAAGAAGAACAAAGAAGATTTTCTATTCGCAATGTATTTAGGAGAAGAACTCCTAAACCTGCTGATAGAAAAGTTTTCAATCCGGGTATCCAAGAAAAAGATACTTCATACATGATTACTGCACCAGTGGTATATCATGTTGCACAACAATCAGTAATAGTAAGAACCTGCACTAGTCAATTAAAGACGGAGATATTTAGAAGAGGTTATCATTGGGAAGAAAAGTTTGCATTAAAATGTAACTCTTGTGGTAATGAACATAAGTCTCCTACTCCCGCTTGTCAAGAATGCGGTAGCCCAGATTTAAAAAAGCCTAACAAAGACCAATTAGTTTATGCTAAGAAATTTTTACACAGGTATGTAAATGAATCTGAGCAAATGTTTATTGATATTCTAAAAGAAATGGAAGATGATTTAAACATCATGGATGATGCCTATGTTATTCTAGTTAAAGAATATTTCTTAGATGGCAACGGCGAAATAAAAATGCACAGAATAAAAGAAATGTATAGGGGAGACCCTGTAAGCATGGCAATTTATTCTGATGAAAAAGGAACAAAAGGAAAAGAAGGATTTACCTGTATCAGACATAGAGATTTCAAATCGGATGACCCTGCTGAAAGATGTGAAGAATGCGGTGGCCCTACTTATCCAATTCATTATGTAAATAGAGCGCATGGAGAAGAACAGTATTATATTAAGGGAGAAGTTCTACACTTTAGTAAATATAATCCAAGTAGACTTTATGGTTTGTCTCCAATACTTACTCTTTGGAATCACATTACTACGTTGATTGCTATGGAAAATTATGTAAATTCTTCTTATTCAAAGAGCAGAATGCCAAGAGGATTACTTGCAGTTCAAACCAGAAATATTGATTCTATGAAAAATTTCTGGAGAGGCGTTAAAGAAAAAATGGAGCAAGACCCTCACTTTATTCCTGTTATGGGAATAGAAGCAGAAAATGGTAAAGGTTCTATTGAGTGGATAAAGTTTTTAGATAGCCTAAAAGAAATGGATTATGTTGCTGTTAAAGAAGATTTAAGAGATAGAATTTCTGCGTTCTATGGTGTATCTAAAATTTTCATGGCAGACAATTCCGCCAGTGGTGGATTGAATAATGAAGGTATGCAAATTCTTGTTACAAACCGTGCAGTTGAAATGGCACAAACTATTTGGAATGATTATGTTTTACCATTTATTACAGAACAATTTGGAATCACAGATTGGAAATTAAAGTTACCTCCTTCTGAAGAAGAAGATGAGTTAGCCAAAATAAGGTTAAGAGAACTAGAAGTGCAAATTGCTGCGTCTATTAAAAACTTAGGCTTTGAAGTAGAAATGGATGATAAGGGAAGATTTTCTTATCATAAACCAAAACCAGAAGAAGGTAAAGCACCTAAGGGACAAGACAAACAAATTGAACGTGACCCCTATGCTGGTACAAATATAGATGCAAGTCAAATGGGTCAAATTATGGAACAACAGGGGCAACAAGAAAGAACTACTCCACAAGAAAATCCGCCAGCAACCAGAAATAAACCATCTTCTGAAACTGGCCCAGATAAAAGATTTACTGGTTTACCGAGGGAAGCAGGTAATAAGAATGTTGATTCAAGAACAGAGAGGCGAGTTGGATGAATTGGCAACAAACTATTAAGAAAGTAGAAGTTGGTTTACCAAGAGATGAACAAGGTTCACCGTTTGATGATAGAGACTTTTCAAGAGATTTAGACCAACTTAAACCTAAATGGCATAAGTACAAAGAAGAGATAGATGAGGCTTATACAACAATTTGGAAAAATGCATCTAAAAAAAGATATGGTAAAAGTTATTGGCATTCACCTACACGACCCGAACCCTTTGGTAGCCCTGCACATTTCTTTCATTTTTTAAATAGGTTTTTTAGTACAAAAAGATACAATCGCCCTGCAATGACTGGTGAATTTTTTGGAGGAAGACAAAGATTTCATAGAGAAAGAGTATCAACATTTCCAAGCGAAGAATTTAACAGAAGATGGCAGACTTGGGATGACTTAAGAACTTGGGCGCAAAATGACATAATAGAGAAATTAAATCCTCTTTTTAGAAAACTAGGTTGGTTTGACCTTAATGTAGTTAGAGAGACAGGATATAAATCAGAGGATAAAAAAAGAGGTACAGGATATACAATGCCCGGAGTACCATATTCTTTTTCTGTAATAAACTTTAAAGAGTGGAGAGAAGTAGATAAATTATTAAGTAGCGGTAAAAAGATTCCTATAAAATATAGAGGAATAGAATATCTTGAGAGTGAAAGAAAATGACAACAATAGATAAGAAAAAAGAACTTGTTAAGGAGATTAACAAGGAAGTAAATGCAATGAAGAAAGATGTCAGTAAGAGACATGATATTGTCGGAAATGACCCGGCAACATTAAAGCGCGAACAACCAGACCATGTTCCGGGTGTTGTGCAATTTAAGAAAGCAAAAAAACTGGACAATAAGAGACACGAAAATATTCCGTGGTAAGGTGATTTAATGGTGGAACTGTTACTTAAACAGGTTACCGCCGAAGTGGAACTTTACAGAATTTTAAGAAAAAAAGATAATGCTAAAAAATTGGCAGAAAATGATTTAACTTTAAAAGAAGTTCAGTATGCAATAAGAAGAACTATCTCCAAGTATATTGAGAGGAACAAAGATGAAATAAATCCAAAGCCTCAAATTACTTGGACTAGTTCTCAACTTAAGACTTCTTTCAAAGATAGACAACGCCCTGAGGGTTGGAAGGTAAGTTCATTTGAATTTATAAAATCTTCTTTACAAAATATAATGAGATATGCTGAAGAGAAAGATAAAGAAACCATACTAAAAGTTATTGATGTATTTCTACAAGATACTAAAACAACCAAAGTAGAAAGAAAAATGAGTCTCCAAGAAAAAACACTTAATGAAGTTTTGATAGATTTAGAAGAAGACCAAAGGATAACTGATAAAACTAAATCTGATTTAAAGGAGAGAAAAATAATAACATCAAAATTCTTAGTGGGTCTAAATGAATCTGTCTGGAATGATAAGAAAAAGATTCATCCTGCAATTGTGTCGAAGTTAGTTAGAGTAGATTCAGACGGTAAAAGAAATGTTACAGACTTATATAGAAAATTTGAAAGATTTTTAAAATCAGAATTTAATAGAAGTATTACTAGAGCAGACAAACTGAGAAGAGTAGCACAAAGAATTGAACAAAAGAGAGTAGATAAATCTACTGTACCTTCTTTAATTAAGACATTAAACGCAGATGAATATAAATTTAATAAAAACTCAGCAATACATTTAAACAAATTAGTAAATAATTTAAATGCAAACACAAGTGCAGATGCAGACTTTTATGATTTAATTGAAGACTTTATTGAAGATGTTGATGGAGATAGAAATTGGTCTCTCGATGAAATTGCTGCAAGTATTCGTAGGGACTGGGATGTTAAAAGTGAGTCAGAAAAAGAAGGAGAAGACTTTCAAGAATATGCAGGAAACTATTTAGTCAAACTTATTAAAGAAGTAGAAAAAGAATATGCTAAAATTATGAATACTAAGTCTGCTATAGATAAATTAGAACAAATTATTAATGAGAACGGCGATAAAAGAGTTGCGGAATCAGTTACTAATTTTGAATATCTTGCCGACCTTAGAGAACATTATGAAGGACTTCAAAATAATATTAAAGACTACAAATCAAAACAGGGTATTGCCTTACAGGAAATACAAGAAGATGAAGAAAGAGAAAGACTTAGAAGAGATGCTACTGCAAGTCCAAAAACAAAAGAAGAGAAGGAATGGGAAGAACAAAGATTTGCACAAATTAGGGAAGAGGATAAAAAGCAAAGAGCAAAACTTGACCCAATACAAAGTTTCCTTGCAGGTGGAGATACAAAACCAGACACCAAAGAAAAATTAATGATGCACCTCAGAACTCTAAAAGAAGAAACTAAAAACAATTCTAAGAAAGGGGCAGAAACAAACTTACAAAATGTAAATACTAAAATAGATAAAGAGTTTGATAGGTTTAAACAATCACAGGATTATAGAAGATTACTTAAATTAATTAATCCGGGAAGGGGAGACCCGTACTATAATAAAATGACTAGAGAAAGACGGGTCAAATTAGAGAAAAGAATGGATGATTTAATAGACAATTTCAAATCCCAAGAAAGAATAGCAAGGTTATATAAATTACAAAAACAATACAGATTAGAAGTTTTAGCGTTTAATAGGATTCCTCAGATAAAACAATTATTAGAGAGAATGGGAGGAAGATAAAATATGTGGGAAAAAGTTATTTTAAAAGAAGAAAGTGAATTGTTGGCAAAGGTTGACCCAAAGCAAAAGAAGAAAATTAAGAAGTTGTTACAATCTGTTCAGCCAACAGAATATATGGGACAAGACTTTACCAAGTTAGGAGATTTATTGGATGAAATAAAATCTCTTAATGTAAATAAGTCTGATAAGAAAAAGATGGAGAAAATAGAAGAGACAAACATATCTCTTGTAGCGGCTGCATCTGAACTTAGAAAAGATTATGAGATTCTATATCGCCAAATGCGAGGGATGATTTATCCAAAGAGCAAAGGAGATTTAGGAGATGAGAAAGATGAGTGACGAAAGTGCAGACAATGAAATGCTTCTTCTGTTGAAGGAGTTAGTTGATAAGGTAAGCAAGTTAGAAAAAACTGTTTACAATGATGACAACATACTGATGAAGTCAGGTTTAGTTGTCACAAATACACCAACACCCACAATGGGTAGTGGAACTACTAGCGTTGATGATATTGCCAAGATGGATTGGAAAGATATCAATGAAATGGTAGCAAAATTGGAAGGTGGTTATTGATGGATGATGGATTACCACAAAAAGTAACAAAAGAAGAAAAGATGGAAGAACTGATGGTTAAAGCATTAGAGTTAGGAAAGGAAATTGTTTCTACTCAAATCGCTGATATAGAGAACGAAACAGGTGAAACTGTTGATGTCAAAAAGCCAAAGGCTGAATCCGTACCAGATGTAAAAGGTAGGGATGAAGAACAAACAAACATAACTGAGTTTGAAGGATAAACATGGCACAATCTGGGGTCTTCTTTCGCAAAAAAAATAAGAACTTGGCGAAGCGTGTTCTTGATTTTTATGAAGATGTGAGAGTAAAATATCTTACTGCGAGAGAAGACCCTAAAGAATATGGGGAACAATGGAGGAAGTCTGTCGAAAAGATAAGAGATGATTTCGATGGACTTAGTAGTTTTACTAACGAAATGAAAAAATATTTAGACGAAGAAGTAGTGTTTAATAAAAACACACTAGACCCTGAATCAAATCATGCTAGAGATTTATATGCTCAAATAAAAAGATTAAGATACAATTCCGATGAAGTAAATGACCCGTTTGCTAAACAGTTAGGAGACAGGGTTATAGAGACATTTATATCTAAGCCAGCAATATATGCTATGTTTATACACTATGCTTTGAGAACACATTCACACGGAATATCATCAGCCTCATGGGAACAAGAAGGAATTAATATAGCAGATATAGCAGAAGGCGCGGAAGGGCTAGACCTTAGATTAGATGATATTCCTATTTATATTATTGAGCATTATGGTGATAACAAAGACACATCTAAGATAAAGCCCAAATTTAAACCTGCTCTTGAGTTATTGAAAAAGGTATATCTAAGAGATAACACAGAAGAGGATTGGGAAAAGTTAATTGCAATTAGATTAGAAAAGTCTGAGGACTCTAAAGAAGAAAAAGCGGATACTGATTTTATCATACCAAACAAACCAATGTATAGAATATTTGAAGTTAAAGACATTGAAGAACTTAAGGGCTTTAGTGGAGAATGGCTAGTTCAAGAAAAGTATGATGGTATCAGGGTTCAACTTCATAAAATAAAAGACAAAGTAAAAATTTATTCTTACAATGAAAAAGATATTACTTCTAAATGTAAAGACATTGTAGATAAATTAAAGCAAAAGAGATTTGGAGATTGTATCTTTGATGCAGAACTAATACTATATGATAAAGATGAGCCTCTTCATAGAGCAGATACTATAGCACACTTATTTAAAAACAAATATCCTGATGCTAAATTAAAGGCTAGGGTCTTTGATATAATGCACCACGAAGGAAAGAATTTAGCAGACAACCCTTTAAGAGAAAGAATCAATACATTATTTTATCAACTATCTCAAAACTCTTCTGATGAGTTAGGGTTTCCAAATAAAAAGAATACAAGAATTGCAGATTCGTTAGCAGAAGTGGAAAAGTATTCTAAAGATATTATGGAACTACCTGCTTCAGAAGGAGTAGTTATAAAAGATATAGAATCCACATATTATATTGGTACTAAAAAGAATCCAAAGTGGATTAAGATGAAGAAATTTGTTGACTTAGATTTGATTGTTTTAGATAAGAAAACTACAAAATCAAATCTAAATTCGTATACATTAGGGGCAGGGCCACTTAGCGGAGAAGAAGCAAGAGAACATGGTGGTACTGAGTTAAAAGGAATAAAGTATCTCTCTGTCGGTAAAGCCCTAAATACAAAGGAAGATGTAGATGTAGGTGACATAGTTAGAGTTAAGGTTGACGAAGTAAGAAAGACACCTAAAGGCTATAAATTATACACTGCTAAGGTAATAGAACTCCCCGAAGTGGAACAACCTGAAAAACTTATTACTTTGGATTTGTTATCTAAAGAGGGAAGAAAGACATTAAAGTATGAAGTTAGAGATGCACTAAAGAAATATATTGTTACTGATAATATTCATGGGGAAGCCGAAATAATAATGAAAGGAGATTTTGATGGCTATACTATATATGGATTCAGTGGGGATACTTTAATGGAGAAAAATGCTTTAGCAGATATAGATTTGTGGAAGCATGAAATTACAGAGTTAATGAAGGCAAAGTCTGGAGATGCTAGAGTAGCCATTAAATCTTTCTTACATGATAAAGACCCAGATGGTAAAGGAACACATGTAAGAGATATACAAAAATTTGCTAAAGAAAAGATACCTGAATTAAGTGAAGCATTGTGGGATAACGATATGCGTAAATTAGTAAATTGGTTAACTGATTTTGATGATTTTGTTAAGGTGGCTAAGGATACTTTTGTTCCAAATAAAGATAAATTAATTAAAGCAGACACTCCTAAGTCTGGAACATTTTCTATATACTATGGTGATGATGATAACTTAGAATTCATTATTGAAACAGATAAAAAAGATATGGCGTGGACTATTGATATAGAAGATACAGAAGACATTTACAACTTATTTGGTAAATCAGGAAAGTTTCCTGCACAGGTTGCAGATAAAACAACAAGAGGAAAACTTATAGATTCTGGTAAAATTAAGTTAGGTGTGCAAAGACATGGTTATCACGAATATAAAATCAATGGTAAGAAGTTTGATACAAGAGTCCACTTTAGAGTAGTACCTGTGAATGAAGAAGATACTTGGTTAGTATGGACTGGTGTTAAGCAAAAGATGTTAGATGCTGACAAAGACGAAGGAATATGGGATATTACTGAAGACCGACATAAAAAGTTAACCATGCAAGTTGCGTAATATCGTGGCCTTCATATAGTAAATTGAGGAAGTGGTATTGTGTCGGAAGCCACTTTGCTTAAGTCGCATACAGAAGGTAACTTTAGTATTTTAAAATCAGATGATTTAGTCATAGGAGGATATGCATCAATAGAAATTGTAGATAAACAAAATGACTTAATTACACTAAAAGCATTAGAAGAAGCAGTTATAAAATATATGGAAACACCCAAGTATAGAAATGTAATGTCAAATCATTCAAATGTTCAAGTCGGTGACGTAATAGAAAATTATAGAGATAAAAATGGAAACCTTCACAAGACAGAAGTAGATGATGTAGGCTTTTATGTTGTTATTAAATTAAGAGATGACATAGAAAAGGCAAAAGAAATTCAAAGAGGTATCAGAAAAGGAACCTTACGTTCATTTAGTATAGGTGGACAAGCACTATCTAAGAGGCAAAAAACAAGCGAAGAGTTAGGCCAATATAATGAGATAGATAAATTAGAACTCCATGAAGTAACAATTTGTGAAAAAGGAATAAACCCAGAAGCAAAGTTTGACATATTAAAGGAGGAGAAGAGTGACATGACTGAGAGATTGGAAAAAGCACTTGAGGAACTTAACACGCTTATGGCGGAAGTTAATGACCTAAAGAAAGAAGAAATGGATGCAAAACCAGATAAGGATGAGGAAATGGCCGATATGGAGAATGCAGACATGAAGGGAGAAGATGATGTGGACATAGAAGACGCAGACATGGAATCCGGCGATTACGGTAAGGATGAAGAAATGGCCGACATGGATGAAGAGAATATGAACATGGAATACTCCGATAATACCGCTAAGGGTAGAATGGGGCCGGAAGGCTTCGTTGAGGCGGGTCATG